CTCTCTTGTCACGCACAATTTTTGAGGGTTTTTAACGGGTGTCTATACCAAACGGAGAGGAGTAATGATGAGTGGTTAAGAATCCGTATTATCAGCAGAATAAAGGGCGTTTACCCACAGACCCACCGAACTATCTTGGGGCAGTCGCAAGAGAAATCTGGCGCAAAATCATTCCGTTTTTAGAAAGCACACAAAAGGTAGAGCGAATTGATACATTCTTGGTTGAAACCTACTGTACGAATTATGAAATTTACAAGCTTGCTTATGAAGACATTAAAGAAAACGGTATTCAAACAGAAATAATAAAAGTCATTCAAGCACAAGGTAGCGGTGAGATTTTAGGCGAGCAGTCGATGGGATTTAAAAAGAATCCAGCAGTTGTTGTTATGAAAGATGCTACTGAAACGCTTAACAAGATAGGTATTCAGTTAGGTTTGACTCCTAAAGGACGAGCTGAATTGATGGAAATTGCAGGCGAGGAAACGAACAAGGCTTCAACAGCAGATATGCTGAAGGAATTTTTGAACAGTTAAAAAAAAGAGGTGAGGTTTTTATTTCCCCATCTCTTTTAGTTGTTTTTCGATAGCTTTTTGAACTATCTTAGCTTGCGGTATCATTGTTTCTTCTGATGTCTCTTTTAGTTTATCCAACAGCTCTTCATCAAGCGTGAACGTCATACGTTTTTTTGCCATGTCAACCTCCTTTTTTTAATATAATACAATAAAAGTATTGCATTGTAAAGAGGATATGTTATAATTATATTGTAAAGTTAAGTAAATACAATATAATATAACGAAAGGGCAAAAATGACAAGTGGCATTAGAAGAACCAGCGAAATGTTTTTAAGCGAAATATATGATAAATATGGTTCGGAATATACTGTATTGAGCGAATATAAAAAAGCTCACGAAAAAGTTTTAGTTAGGCACGAGAAGTGCGGTTGCGAGTGGGAGATAGAAGCTAATAGTTTACTAAGAAAAGCTCGTTGTCCAATGTGCAACGGCGGTGTTTCTTTTAGTGAAAGCGAGTTTAAAAGACGACTTTTTAAAAAGTACGGTGATGGTTATATCTTGATTGATAGATATACCAATGCTCGTAAAAAAGTTACGTTTTTATGTAACAAATGTCGCTATTATTTTAATATGACCCCAGATAATATATTAAGAGGGCATGGTTGCCCTCGTTGTTTCAGGAGTAGAATTTCAGAGCGGTATTCCAAGAGTGACAAAGATTTCAAAAATGAGGTAAAAAATCTTGTTGGAAATGAGTATATATTTTTAGATAAATATTCTACAGGAAGAAAGAAAATGAGGTGCAAGCATGTTAGATGTGGAAATGTTTACATGGTTACACCAAACAATTTTTTGAGCGGTAAACGTTGTCCGTTTTGTAAATCTAGTCGTGGTGAAGCAGAAGTTAGAATGTACTTATTGGAAAAAGGTGTATTTTTCGAGGAGCAGGTCAGATTTGATGATTGCCGACACAAAAAGCCTTTACCTTTTGATTTTTATTTGCCAACAATGAACACGTTAATTGAGTTCGATGGCGAACAACACTTCCAACCTATTGAACATTGGGGCGGAGAAAGGAGCTTCTTAGAAATACAAAAGAGAGATAAAATAAAAACTGATTTTTGTTTATCTAACAACATAAAACTCATTCGTATCAGCTATATGGATGATGTAAAGGAGGTGCTTGAAAATCAGATTGAATAACTCACATGATGTTATCAGTGCTTATAAAAGCGCTGATTTTTCATTTATCCGCAAGAAATATCAAGATCCAGGTACTAAATACGCTTTTTCCGTGCTAGACGGCGATGTTATCACTGGCTATTATATCAAGTTAGCTTGTTATAGGCATTTACGAGACTTGCAAAGGCAAGGAGACAACGATTTCCCATTCATCTACTCGTTGACTGAATTTAACAAGTTTTTGAAATTTGTTAGGCTTGTTCCTAACGTGGATAACCTCAACGAGAAGTTAGAATTAATGGATTGGCAATATTTTATCTTCAGCCAAATGTTCGGCTGGTTTGGTCTTGACGAATTGCCAAGGTTTACTAATATCGTCTTGTCGATGGCACGTAGTCAGGGGAAAACAATGATAGCTGGGATTTCCATGAACTACTCTTTTCTCATTGAGACTATTGGGCTATCCAATCAGGACTACCTTATTAGTTCGCTAAACCACGACCAAACCATGAAGCTATATACTTATGTTAAGTCGATGATGGCTAAAATTGTGGAGAATGAGCCGTTCAAGTCTTTGGCGGAAGAGATGGGTTTGAAACTTTATTCGAGAGAGATCAAAGCTCTAACTGATAGCAATTCTATTTGGACTATCAGTTTTGAAAGCGGGAAATTTGACTCAAAACACTTTCGTCTTGCTGTTGCTGATGAGGTAGGCGAGTTAAGGAATGACGAGGGAATTTCTAAAATCACCTCAGGGCAGGTAAACACAGACGGTTCACGTTTCATTGAAATCTCTACCGCATATACAGTGCCAAATGTTCCTTTTCACCAAGAACAGAAAAAGCTGATTGAAATTATGGAAAATGATGATGACAGAGCTGGAGATGACCAACTCTGTTTAATTTGGTGTCAAGATGACTTAGAAGAAACTTTCGAGCCAGAAACCTGGGCTAAAAGCAATCCACTTTTAAATCACCCAGAATTAAAAGACAGCCTTATGAAAGGCTTACTTTCTGAACGTGATAAGAAAATGCTTATGGGTAACCTCGCAGACTTCCAAGTTAAAAACATGAACTGCTGGCTACTTGCTGACAGTAACAGCTTTCTTGATTTGAAAGATATCGAAAACGCAGTTATCCCAGAGTTTGATATACGAGGTAAACGCGTTTATGTCGGTCTTGATGCGTCAATGTTTAGCGATAATACAGCAATTGGCTTTGTTTACCCATATTTGGGCGAAGATGGCAGTCAAAAGTGGCACGTTGAACAACACAGCTTCATTCCTTGGCAGCAAGCAGGAAGCATTGAAGCCAAAGAGAAGCAAGACGGGGTCAACTATCGTGAGTTTGAAAGGAAAGGCTTTTGTACGATTACAAGCCATCCACAAGGTCTTATTAACCCAGAGGAAGTTTATCGTTGGTTTTTAGATTATGTCGAAGATAACGCACTTGACGTTGTCTTTTTTGGATATGACGCTATGATGATTAGTAAAATTATCAAAGCGTTAGAAGCTAACACAAGTTTTCCTTTAATGCCGATTAGACAGCGAACAAGCGAGCTGAAAGACCCTACTAAATTCCTTCAAACGCTATTTATTGAAGGAAATATCACACGTCGTGATGACGAAATCATGCGAAAAGCCTTAATAAATGCAGTTATTAAAGAGGATAACATCGGAATTCAGGTTGACAAAATGAAGTCTACTTACAAGATTGACGTAGTAGATGCGCTTATTGACGCTTTCTATGACGGCATGTATGCCTTTGAGGATTACGCTATTACTAACAATCCAACATGGAAAGTCGAACACATGAGCCAAGAAGCTGTCTTAGAGTGGCTTAAAAACCCAGAAAGTGGGCTATTAGAGGAGTATTAATATATGATTTTGAAGTTTTTTAAGGCAATTTGGGCTATTTTTGACATTTTAATGTTCATTTTAGCCGCAATTTCACTTAATTTAACAACTTACAATATTGGCTACGTGTGGTTTGGTATTAGCATGACAATCACGTTCATACTAGCAGGGTTGGTTAGTGAACTAGCCGCCAAAAAAGGCTAGAAAGGAGGTGATAATAATTGCCGATATTTAATATAACTAATCTTGCAACAGAGAGCCCACCAAGCAGTCAAGGTGGCTTTTTTGATATTACTGATCCAGAGTTTTTAGCTACATTGAATGGTAGCGAGTGGGTATCAGCCGAAACCGCTCTAAAAAACTCGGACCTATTCTCTATTATCAGTCAGCTATCTAACGACCTTGCGACTGCTAAACTAACGACTAGCCGAAAACAAATGCAAGGTATCGTGGATAACCCATCAAACAACGCTAACCGCTTTAATTTCTATCAGTCTATCTTTGCTCAAATGCTACTGGGTGGGGAAGCCTTTGCTTATCGTTGGCGAAATGAAAACGGACGGGATATGAAGTGGGAGTATTTAAGACCGTCTCAAGTCTCATTTAATCGATTGGATAATAAAGATGGTATTTACTATAACATCACTTTTGACGACCCACGGATACCGCCAAAACAGCACGTCCCACAAGGTGACGTCTTACACTTTAAATTGCTATCTGTGGATGGTGGTTTGACAAGTGTAAGCCCGTTGATGGCTCTTAGTAGGGAGTTGAATATACAGAAAGCCAGCGATAAGCTGACGCTTAACTCTCTCAAAAACGCCTTAAATGCCAATGGTATTTTGAAGATCAAAGGTGGTGGTTTGCTTGATTTCAAAACAAAGCTCTCACGTTCACGCCAGGCAATGAAGCAAATGCAAGGCGGTCCGTTGGTGTTGGATGATTTAGAGGACTTCACACCTCTTGAAATCAAGTCGAACGTGTCTCAACTACTTAAGCAAGCTGACTGGACTACAGGACAATTTGCCAAAGTCTACGGTATTCCCGAGAATGTAGTTGGAGGTCAAGGAGACCAACAATCTTCTCTAGAAATGAGTTTAGATCTTTATAATAAAGCAGTCTCACGCTATCTAAGACCGTTTCTTAGTGAATTATCTCAAAAACTATCCTGCGATGTGGATGCGGATATTTTGCCGGCTGTTGACCCTACTGGCTCTAATAGTGTCAGTCGTATCAATAGCATGGTTAAAAGTGGCACACTCGCACAAAATCAAGGCTTGTATATTTTGCAACAAGCTGAAATTTTACCTAAAGACTTGCCAGAAGGGGAAAACCCTAATGGTGCCACATTGAAAGGAGGTGAGATAAATGGGGAAGATTGACATTAAAGGCGATATTGTAAGTGATGATGCTGGTGCTTTTTACGAATACTTTGGTATGTCTAGTACCTATCCAAAACTGGTACAAGATGCCATTGCTAACGATGAAGACGAAGAAATTACGCTTAATATTGCTTCAAACGGCGGTGATGTGTTCGCAGCTAGTGAAATCTATACTATGCTTCGAGACAGTGGCAAGCGTATTGTAGTTAATATACAAGGCTTAGCAGCGTCTGCTGCTTCCGTCATATCAATGGCAGGCAATACCGTTCGCATTAGTCCAACGGCACACATTATGATTCATAAAGCGTCTACTGGCATCGTCGGTAATAGCGACGACCTAGAGCATCAATCAGTAGTATTGAATAGCATTGACGAGTCTATTGCGTTGGCTTACGAGATGAAAACTGGTCTCAAACAACCAGAATTACTTGATCTCATGGCTAAAGAAACATGGCTTAACGCTAAAACTGCTGTTGATAAAGGCTTTGCGGATGAAATCATGTTTTTCAACGATGATGAAGAACAAATCATGGTTACTAACGCTACACATCAACTACCAAGCAAATCAGCAATCAATAAGTTTAAAAATATGATTGCTAAACCTAAAACCAATTCTTTGCGCGAGCAGAAATTGGCAATTTTACTTGAAAAATGAAAGGAAAATAATTAATGAAAACATCAAACGAATTGCATGACCTTTGGATTGCTCAAGGCGACAAGGTCGAGAACTTGAATGAGAAACTTAACGTAGCTATGCTTGACGATTCAGTTACTGCTGAAGAGTTGCAAAAAATCAAAAATGAGCGTGACACTGCTAAAGTTAAACGTGATTTGTTCAAAGAACAGTATACAGAGGCTCGTGCTAATGAAGTAGTTAATATGTCTGAAGAAGAGAAGAAACCATTGACTAAAAGTGAAGAAGAGGTAAAAGCTGGTTTTGTTAAAGACTTCAAGAACCTAGTCCGTGGTCGCTACCAAAACTTGCTTGACTCTAAAACAGACGCTTCTGGTTCAGATGCTGGCTTGACTATCCCTCAAGATATTCGCACAGCTATCAATACATTGGTTCGTCAATACGATTCATTGCAAGAGTATGTTAATGTCGAAAATGTAACTACTCTTACTGGTTCTCGTGTTTACGAGAAATGGGCTGAAATCACTGGCCTTGCTAAACTCGATGACGAGGGTGGTCAAATTGGTCAAAACGACGATCCAAAACTTTCTCTTATCCGCTATGCTATCAAACGCTACGCTGGTATCTCTACAGTAACAAACAGCTTGCTTGCTGATTCTGCTGAAAATATCCTTGCATGGTTGTCTGGATGGATTGCTAAGAAAGTTGTTGTTACACGTAACAAAGCTATCTTGGAAGCTATTGGTACACTTCCAACCAAACCAACATTGACTAAATGGGATGACATCATTGACCTTGAAGCTAAAGTTGACCCAGCGATTAAACAAACTTCAGTCTTCTTGACTAATACGTCTGGATTTACTGCACTTAAAAAAGTCAAAAATGCTTTGGGTGACTACCTAATGGAACGTGACGTAAAATCACCAACAGGGTACTCAATTGACGGTTTCGCTGTTAAAGAAGTTTCTGACCGTTGGCTTGCTAATGGCACTGGCGGGGCAATGCCTCTTTACTTTGGTGATTTGAAACAAGCAGTAACATTATTTGACCGTCAACAAATGTCATTGCTATCTACCAATATCGGTGGTGGTGCGTTTGAAACTGACACTACAAAAATTCGTGTGATTGACCGTTTTGACGTTGTTAAAACAGATGCCGAAGCGTTTGTGCCAGCATCATTTAAAGCTATTGCTGACCAAAAAGGTAACATTGGTTCAACAGCAGTCTAATTAGGAGGTAAGCTATGAGTGTATCTAAAGAAACTATCATGCAGACTCTGAATCTGGATGAGACAGACGACACTGCACTCATCCCAGCTTACATTGAATCAGCTCGACAGTACGTCGTTAATTCAGTCGGGGATGATCCAAAATTTTACAACCTCGACAGTGTGAGAGCTTTGTTTGATACGGCTGTAATAGCCCTAACAAGCTCATATTTCACGTATAGAGTGGCATTGACAGATACGGCAACATATCCTGTTAATCTAACGCTAAACAGCATAATCGGGCAATTAAGGGGGCTGTACGCAACTTATAGCGAGGAAAGAGGTGACTAATGGCTAGAGTTAGATATTTACCCTCAGATTTTCGTTTTAAAGCTGACTTTGGTACATATCAAAGCACACCCAACAAATTCACTGGATTAAGTGTTCCAAAATTTGTTAAACAATTTACGCTACACTACAAGCCACACACTAGAACGCTCAATCAAGAGTATCTAGCTATCGAAAATGGTGAAAATGATACAAGAGTTATCGTTATAAGACATAACGCTAAAGTATTAGAAGGTCAAGTTGTCGTTGTAAATGACACTCAATATGATATCGTGCGTATTAGTCCAGACGAAAACTTTGGTTTTAACCACTACGACTTTCTAACTTTGAAAAAGCGTAAGAAAGTTGGGTGATGGCTTATGACAGGTCTTGATGAAGCGCTCGAGGGTTGGCTTAAAACGGTCACTAGCATTGGGGATTTAACGCCAGCAGAACAAGCCAAAATCACAACTGCTGGAGCGAAAGTGTTTAAAGAAGAGTTAGCAGAAGTCACTCGTGAGAAACACTACTCAAAGAAGAAAGATTTGAAGTATGGTCACATGGCTGACGGCTTAGCTGTCCAATCCACGAACGCTGACGGCAGAAAAAATGGCGTGTCAACTGTGGGGTGGGTGAATAGGTACCACGCCCAAAATGCCAGACGATTAAATGATGGCACTAAAAAATACCGTGCTGATCATTTCGTCACTAATGTACAAAACGATAGCGCTGTCCAAACTAAGGTGCTATTGGCAGAAAAAGAGGAATATGAGAAACTTATCCGCAAGAAGGGAGGGGAGTGATTAAGTGTTAGCAACCGTAAAATTAAAAGAGTTAATCGAGGGTAAAGGATTTGGTGAAATAAGCGAAGTATATGCAAACAACTTACCTAAAGAACTCGAAGATAACACCGATAAGACAATCGTTTTGCTCACTGAAAGCAACCCATCACTTGATTTAAGCGGAAATAATACCTTTTTCAGAAAAATAGATAGAGTAGAAGTACAGATTTTTTATAAACTCGATATTGATTTTGATATTGAAGCTTTCGAGATGAAATTGATAAAATTTCTAAAATCTGAACACTACTCAATTACAGATATGAGAGAACATAGTATAGACCCCGATACATTACAAATTACGGCGGTCTTCTTTGTTGCCCTCGATAAATTAATTTAACAAAAGGAGAAATTACTATATGGCAATTGTAGGTTTGAAAATGGTCCGCCTTGCTTTGGTTGACCCAAAAACACAAAAACTACTCAAAGGGGCTGATGGCCTTTCAACAGACGGCGTAATCGAAGTTGATTCAAGCATGCTCGGTACACGTACCGCTAACATTTCGAGCTTGGAGGGCCAAGCGACTAAAGTACCAGGAAACAACGAAGTGCAAGATGTTATGATCGCACCAGGTTCACCAACCGTCGCATTTGACTTCAATAACCTTGAGTTTGAAATTAAACAAAAACTACTCGGTTACAAACCCGACGGCAAGGGCGGATACACAAAAGATAACGATAAACCACACGTAGCAGTATTGATTGAATCTGAAACGTTTGATCGCAAAAACTCGGTATTCTTTGGATTTGCTAACGGAATCATGCAAGAATCAACTCAAAACATCGGAACAGATACCGACACAGCCCAAACACGTCAAACTGATAACATGACATTCAGCGCTTTGTCTGCGAATGCATTCAAAGGTGAACCAATCAAGAAATATTTCACTGGTGCACCGTCATTTGATAAAGCAAACATGTATAAAGAAGTGTTTGGTGGCTATACACTAGTTACTTCTACAGCAGTTTAAGACATATTATAATTCGCAAAGAGGTCGGGCTAGTGGCCTGACCTCTATTTTTTTTAAAGGAGTAAAGACACAATGGAAATCAGAACTATTAAAATCCCAGAAATCAGTAAAAAACCATTCACAGTAACTACAAGCAACCGCAATGTATTGCGTATGCATGAGTATCAGTTAGCAGTACTTAAAATCAGTGACACAATTGAAGATGGCGACACACAAGAGCAGGCTCAAGGTAGTTACTCAATTCTTAAGGAAATGCTTGGTTTTATCCGTGCTGTTCTAAATTTGGACGATGAGTCTTATGACAAGCTTCTCGATTTGGAAAATAAACGTACTCAAGAGATTGCTGAGAAATTAGTGGGCTATATGTATGGATTGACAGATGAACAACTCGAAAAATCCTCTGGTGAAATTGACCCAAAAGACTAAAATCCAAAGGCGAACAGATTTTTGATTTAGAAAATGGCATAGAAAATTTAAAGCTCGTAGCTAAAAAATCAATTGAAAATTTTGGGTGGACGCTAGATCAATACTATGACACTGATTACTATGAATTGATGAGAATTCTTAACGCTAAAGAGGAAGAAGATAGGGTGGTTGACCCAACAACATTACTCTAATTTTTAAGGAAAGGAGGAAATAATACATGGCAAAAGTACAAGCTACCATGTCTACTGAAATAGCCTTAGACACGCTTCAGGCTGCTAACTCGATTAAACGATTAACTCAGTTGGTCAATAGCTCTACTAACGCTTGGAAGGCACAAGAAAGTCAAATGCGTAGCGCTGGTGACTATTTAGGTGCAGCTCAAGCAAAATACGAAGGCTTGAGTAACACCATCCAGAACCAACAGCAAAAGATTGAGAAATTGAAACAAGAACAGTCTCAACTTAAAGGAAATACCGCTGAAACTGCCGAACAATTCCTTAAGTACCAGCAACAGATTGACCAAGCTACTACACGCTTAGCTGCGTTGGAAAATCAACAGCGTCAAGCTAGGAATAGTCTAGATTATCATAAATCTGGTTTAGCAGAGCTTCAAAAGGAATACAAGGCCCATAACGAGTCATCTGATACCTACGTCAAGCGTTTAAAAGCTGAGGGTAAGGAAGACGAAGCTAGACAGGAACAGCTCAAGCAATACAAGGGTTCAATCGCTAACCTAAACAAGCAGTATGAGACCCAAAAAGAAATGCTTGAGCGTATCGCTACTCAAGCAGGAAAGACTAGCGATGAATACCGTAAACAAAAGCAACGCTTAGATGAGACAGCGACGAGCATAGCGCATACTAAAAATGCCGCTAACAAGTTGAACGATGAAATCGAGCAAAGTCAACGCTCTAGCACGTTCATCGGACACTTGAAAGAAAGCTTTCACCGTTTGGGGAATGAAGTTAACGATACTGAACAAAAGACCTCACGGTTGAAAGGTGTTTTTAGCGCAACATTTGCTGCGAATGTTATCGGTGACGGTTTTCAAGCTGTTTTAGGGAACATCAAAGGTAAATTTGACGAATTAATCAGTTCAAGTGGTGAATACGTCAAATACCAACAAACCATGAATGCCACTTGGCTTACTTTGACGGGCAATGCTGAAGACGGCAAGAAGATGGTCGATATGACCAATCAAATGGCGCAAGCTGCTGCTAACTCAACAGAGATGGTTGACGGCATGAACCAAAAATTCTATGCAGTCACTCACAACATTGACTTAACTAAACAGCAAACGGAAGCGGTTTTGACATTGCAAGACGCTTTTGGGCAAACCGATGCAGCAGTTGAGAACTTTAGTGTGCAATGGTCGCAAATGATTGCGAACGGCAAGGTTTCGGGTCAAGACATGTTGTCAATCGTTAACACTTTTCCAGAAATGAAACAGGCCATCAAAGACGTTGCAGCTGAACAGCTAAACATCTCAAACATGACAACTGAGCAGTTTGCCAAACTGCAAAGCGAAGGCAAGATTACGTCAGATATGGCTATCGAGGCTCTGCTTCGAACGAAAGACAAATACAAAGATGCAACCGAGAACTTTGCAGGAACTATCGGCGGTATGGAGCGTACGCTTAATAGTCGTATGCCAGCGATTATCGCAGCTTTCCGCGACCCAATTGATAAAATGAAGAATCCATTTTTAGGTAAGGTTAGTGAATGGGTAGCTGATAAAGGTACGGAAGAGAAATTTAAATCTTTGGGTGAGCATAGTGCCAAAGGTTTGGAAACTATCTCCAACGCTTTTAGCAAAGTCTTTAACTTAGGCGATGGCACGGACAAGCTCAATTCATTCATGGATAAGATGATTGAATGGGTTGATAAAACGAGCGATAAAATTGCCAAAAGCGCACCTAAAATCGCTAGTTTCTTTGTAGAACTCAAAAAAGGTTTGGGTTACATCATAGAAATTGGCAAGGCTTTTGGTGAAGGTGTTTGGGAAGCGACTAAAGGCATTGTTGAAGGTATCGCTGGAGCTTTTAAAACACTGACTGGCAACAGCAAGAACTCAAAAGAACCTATCAAGGGCGTTTCGGGTGCTTTAGGTGAAATTGCTAAGCATAAAGAGGCTATTAAAACAGTTGGTAAACTGTTTGTGGCTTACTTCGCCGCTAAGAAAGTGGCTAGTGGTGTCAGTGTAGTGGTTGGCGGAATTTTAAAATTAAAAAGTGGAATTGATAAAGTCCGTGAAAGTCAAATGGCTATAAATGCACTTTCCAAAGCTGGCGCTTTCGCTACAAACCCGTTTGTTTTAGCGATTGCAGGTATTACCGCTTTAGTTGCTGGCTTCGTGATGTTGTATAAACACAATAAGAAGTTCCGTGATTTCTGTGACGGCATAGCTAAAGTTGTGAAAGACGGCATCGGTGGAGCTATCAAGTGGCTCAAAGATAAATTTGACGGTATGTCTAAAGGCTGGAATAACTTCAAGAAGTCAATTTCAGATGGAATAGACAATGTTGTCAAAAGTGTCAAAAACGGCGCTAAGAAAGTCGGCGATTTCTTTATAAATGTCGGAAAGACTATTAAGAACGTCATGACAACTATCGGTAAAATCCTAATCTTTGCTAATCCAGTTGTCTTAGGCTTTGCCTTAATGTACAAAGAAAGTGCAAAATTCCGCAAATTCGTTAAAGGCATTGTTGGCTTTGTCGGCGACCTTAAAGACGGCATTTCTAAAAAAACTAAAGAGATAAAAAAAGACTGGGATAAACATTGGGATAAGACCAAAGAAAAAGTTTCGAAAACTTGGGACGGCATTAAAGACAATGCTAAAGAAAGTACAGAGAAGCTAGCTAAGACTATCAGAGAGAAACACGATGAAATCCATGACAGATGGTCTAAAACTTGGAACAAGTCGAAAGACTTCCTTTCTGACCGCTGGGATGACATGAATGCTGACACTAAGAAGAAATTCGGCAAGGATTTAAAAGGTTTACTCTTCAGTAATCTAGACGCTATCGGAAGCAAATTCCAAGAAATTTGGAATGGCATTCGCAATGGCTTCAGTGACATGTGGGATGGGTTGAAACGTCTAGCTGGCGATGGTATCAATGCAGTTATCAAAATTCCGAACGATGGTATTGACGGGATCAACGGTCTAATTCATGACTTCGGTGGTCCGAAGAACGCAATCGGTAAAATCCCTAAAGTTAAGTTTGCGAATGGTACAGGTCTATTCAGCTCATACCGAAACCCAATCACTAGACCAACACTTGCTACACTAAACGATGGTAACGATAGCCCAGAGACTAATAACCAAGAAATGGTTATCTTACCAAATGGTAAGTCATTCTTGCCACAAGGTCGAAACGTTGAATACCTCTTGCCAGCTGGTTCGGAAGTTATCAATGCCAGTGAATTGGCTATGCTCACGGGTGTTGAACGTGGAGCCTTTGCAAAGGGTACTGGTTTCTGGTCTAAAATCTGGGATACAACTACCAACGTTGCGGGCTCAGTTTGGAATGGGATGAAAAACGGTATCGATAAATTCAAAAAAATGATTGGGTTTATCACTGATACTGTCAAAGACCCAGTTGGAACTTTGTCTAAAAAATTCAATCCTAACGCTGATAAGCTAGCTGCTATGTTTAATCCACTTGGTAACGCACTTTATAAGAAACCAGTCCAAGAAGCAAAAAACTGGTGGAAAGAACTCTGGTCAATGGCTAATGCTTCAATGGATGAAGGCACAGCGGCCATGGGTGCTAAAGGTGATGACTACCGCTTCAAAGATAGAGCTAAAGATGCTGGTTCAGACCCATGGGGTTACTACTTCCGTGAGTGTGTATCGTTCGTAGCTAGTCGTTTGGCTAATCTTGGTGTTAACTCTAGTCTGTTCAGCCATCTAGGCGATGGTAGACAATGGGTAAATGCTAGAGTGCCACACTTAAGTAGACCAAAACCAGGCTCGGTAGCGGTCTATACTGGTGGACCGATTTCAAGTAACCACGTTGACTTTGTAACAGCAGTACATGGTGATACCTACGATGGTGAAGAGTACAATTATGGTGGTAACGGTCAGTACCATCAATATGCTGGACGTCATGTTAAGAACGCTGCTACATTCCTCGATTTTGGGGTACGTGACAGTGGAAGCGGTGATGACGGAAAAGCACTTAAGGACAGAAACAATCCACTGCAAACCTTGATTAAACGTCAAGTTGGCGGAATGTTTGACTGGATTAAGAAAACGCTCGGACCACTACTTAGCCCTGCTGGGGGCGGTGAAGATGGTCCTCAAGGCACAGGTGTAGCACGGTGGAGGGATTCAGTAGTTAAAGCGTTGGAAGCCAACGGCATTGAAGCTAACAACTTCCGTGTGTCTAAAATCTTGGCAACTATTCAACGTGAATCAAATGGTAACCCTAACGCTCAAAACAACTGGGATATTAACGCTTTAAGAGGTGATCCGTCAGTCGGTTTGATGCAAACAATTGGTCGAACCTTCAACGCATACAAGCACCCTGGTCACAATAATATCCGCAATGGATATGATAACTTGCTTGCTGCAATCAACTACATCAAGCATCGCTATGGAACGTCTGATGCAGCCTTTAACCGTGTTGCGGCATACGGCTATGCAAATGGTGGTTTGGTTTCTAAGAACGGTGTATACGAGCTTGCAGAGGGCAATATGCCAGAATACGTTATTCCAACCGATATTGCTAAGCGTGGTAGAGCGTGGCAATTACTTACTGAAGCAGTAGCACGCTTTGCTGGAGATGCACCACAAAACAACCATGATAATTCATCAAATCAACAACGTGTTTCTGTATTAGAAGACAAGCTAGACGTCATGATTGGTTTGCTTAGTCAATTGGTAACTAATGGCTCTAAGCCAATTGAGATCCAAAATATCATTGATGGAAGAAGTGTATCAAACGGTTTAGCGCCATTTATGACAAAAGCAACGAACGAATACGAGCGCAGACAAGCGCTGCTAGGAGGTAGCATAATTTGATAGGAATGTCAGTAATTTATGACGGAAAAGACTTAACCGAATTATTTAATGAAGGTCAAGGGCTTACCGTTCCCGTAGATGTCGTAAAAAATGTGGCATCTAACTTTAATAACAACTATCAAGACCAAGGGCGCAGACGTTATGGGCAACAATTTCTGTATAGCACATTATCAGTTAAACAGATTCAAGTAATGTTTAGTCTCGTTGGTAATTATGATTACTTTAATAGCGTTGCTGAAACGCTTGGTGGTTATCTCAACGTAGATGAAACTAAAACTTTGATTTTCGGGGATGAGCCCAACAAAGTTTGGGAAGCTATACCTTCTGGTCAAGTATCATTAACTGTAGACAAGAATACATCGCCTATAACTGCAAATATAACGGTTACGTTTGACGTTCCAAAAAGTTATGGTGAAAACAAAGCCGAAGCCTTGGTAAGTAGCGATGGTGAAACCAAGTACGGAAGTATTAAGAAAATATCTACAGGTCACTACAAAGCTACGCTAAAGAATTTTGGTACAGCTGAAACTCACCCAAATATTAAATTGAAATTTAATTCTGATAATGGCTGGGTTGGGATTGTCAAAAGCGCTACCGAAAGCTATGAAATTGGTAATCCTAATGAATCAGATACGGAAAATGTTAAGAAGTCAGAGGTTCTCTTTGATTATGCTTCATCAAACGGAGAGCACCGAATACCTAATGGATTGGCTCAAGGTTTGAAAAACATTGGCATCTCAAACGATGTCAACGACACAAAGCCAAACGGAACTCTTTACATCGATAATGCTTGGGGACGACCTCACATTGCATTACAGAGTGGTCAGACAGCATCAGTTACTTTTGACATCCCAAGAGATTCAACTGGTGAAAAAGGCGCATTGTACGAATACTTTTGGTGGAGGCAAATTTTCTGGCTTGGTTCTGCAAACCAAATGGGATACTTAAAAATCTGTGTCACAGATGCAAGCGGTACGTTTCTGTACGGTGTTGAAACTTTTAAACGTTACAATGGTTTAGGTTGTGAATACAACTTCCTAGCCAGTGACGGTAAGGGAGGATTCCGTATTGTAGACAGAAAGCAATTCCTAGGTACGCATATTGAACAGCATAACCCTTTTAACGAGCCCAGGGGTTGGTCAGATATAATGCGGTTTGATGATGTCGTCCAATTCTACTGGTGGGGGTCATACCCAAGATATTCTATACCTGAAATCAAGGGTAAAAAATCAGATAAAATCCACGTTATCTTTGGAAGAGTTGGGAATGCTCCTCTTGTAACTCATATGTATTTGGATGATTTTATTTATCGAAAAGATCATGTCACCAAAGAGGAAGACATTCCTAATCGTTTTCGTGCAGGTTCTATCCTAGATGTGGATATGTCTAAAGGAAAGACTTATATAGATAACTTGCCAGCATCTAACGAGCTAACATACTTGTCTGAACCATTCAGCATTGGCACTGGTGAAACAGAAATTGACATCTATACAAATAGTTGGATAAGAAACGACCCAACGATTGAAATAAGTTGGAAGGAGCGTTTTGTTTAATGCAAATTTGGATTCATGACAAAAGTATGCGAAAAGTGTGTGCGTTAAATAACAACATTCCCGGAATGTTACCTTATTCAAACAGTCAATGGCACACTTATCTTGAATATTCAACAAGCACTTTTGATTTTACGATTCCTAAAATTGTGAATGGGAAACTTCACGAGGATATCAAATATATCAATGACAAAATGTACGTTTCGTTTTACTACGATAATTCATACCACGTTTTCTATGTCTCTCAACTCGTTGAAAATGATTTTAGTTTTCAAGTGACTTGTAATAATACCAACTTGGAACTTGCAGCAGAAACATCACGTCCGTTAGCTAGTGTTGACGGTGCTAAAACTCTGGAGTGGTATCTTCAAAACCTTGACTTATTGGGATTTGCAGGACTAGAAATTGGTATTAATGAAGTTTCTGATAGAACAAGAACTATCACGTTTGAATCTCAAAGTGGCACAAAATTAGAACAGCTTCATAGCTTGATGAATCAATTCGATGCTGAGTTTGTTTTCCGTACCGAATTAAACCGAGATGGCACTTTGAAACGCTTCGTCATTGACATTTACCAACGTCCAGATGGAAATCATCATGGAATTGGTAAGGTCCGAGGTGACGTCATTCTCTATTATCAAAATGGATTGAAAGGTGTCCAAGTATCTAGCGATAAGACTCAACTCTTTAACGCTGGTCTTTTCCTAGGAAAAGACGGACTAAACCTAGGAAGCGTTGTATTTGAGGAAAAGAACGAGTTAGGACAAGTAGAGTTTTATTCTTTTAAAGACAGTCCAATGGTTTACGCACCATTGTCAGCAGATAAATATCCATCTGCATTGGGTGGTGCTAATGAAATAGATAGATGGACACGTAGGGACTTTCAGACAGAATACAGTGATGTTGATTCCCTCAAAGCTTATGCCTTGCGTACTATTAAGCAATACGCTTATCCTCTAATGACCTATACCGTTAGTGTTCAATCTAGTTTCATTGAAAACTACAAGGATATTAATCTAGGTGACACTGTTAAAATCATCGATAACAATTTTATGGATGGTCTTGCCCTTGAAGCTCGAGTTTCTGAAATGATAATAAGTTTCGATATGCCTTTGAATAATTCAGTGGTGTTTACCAATTTTAGAAAACTCGAAAACAAAACCTCAGATGCCTTACAACAACGTATCGATGAGATTGTTTCTAAATCGTTGCCATATCATGTTGAGATAAGGACAACGAATGGTACAGTATTTAAGAACCGTGTTGGTCGTTCTACTGTTAAACCGATTTTGAAACAAGGCGATAAAATCGTTAATGCAACTTATCGATTTGTGATTGACGGCACTATTAAATATTCAGGTATGACCTATGACATGGTAGCGTCTGATATTACCGAACCGACAGCCTTGACGGTTTCTGCATGGGTTGATGATAAAGAAGTAGCTTCGGAAGAGATTACTTTCTTAAACGTCTCAGATGGGAAACAAGGACCTAAGGGTCCACAAGGTCCACAAGGACCTAAGGGCGATAGAGGTAATGACGGTATTGCTGGTAAGGACGGTGTAGGTCTGAAGGACACAGTCGTTACTTATGGATTGAGCACATCTGAAACCACACAACCGACAAGCTGGACTGCTCAAGTCCCAACACTTACAAAAGGTCAGTACCTATGGACTAAGACAGTCTGGACATATACGGACTCATCTAGTGAAATCGGCTATCAAAAAACTTATATTGCCAAAGACGGTAACGATGGTGCAGATGGTATTGCTGGTAAGGACGGAGTCGGCATTCGCAACACCACGATTACTTATGCAATCGGAACATCTGGAACAGTAGCACCAACGAATGGTTGGAGTACTCAAGTGCCGAATGTACCTGCTGGACAATACCTATGGACCAAGACAGTATGGGATTATACCGATAATACGAGTGAAACTGGATATTCGGTTGCCAAGATGGGAGAACAAGGACCTAAGGGTGACCGTGGTGAGCGTGGCTTACAAGGTCTTCGAGGTGACCAAGGTGTACCGGGGCCTAAAGGTGACGATGGTAAAACACAGTATATCCATATAGCTTACGCTGACACGATTTCTGGTAGTGGCTTTAGTCAAACAGACACTAACAAAGCATTTATAGGAATGTACCAAGACTTCAATGCTGTTGATAGTCAAAACCCACAAGATTATCGATGGTCTAAGTGGAAAGGTAGCGATGGTAAAGATGGGATTCCTGGTAAGGCTGGGGCGGACGGAAGAACACCTTATGTTCATTTCGCTTATGCAGACAGTGCCGATGGTAGAACTGGGTTCAGTTTAACTCAGACTGGACGTAAGCGTTATTTAGGTGTACTAACAAACTTCATAAAAGAAGATAGTACTAATCCAGCAGATTACACATGGAATGATACTGCTGGTAGTATTTCCATTGGTGGTCGAAATCTATTAAATGGTTCTAAAGGACCTTTTAATCCTGACCGTAAACCTACAGATTTTGATAATTACGTTTGTTATGAAAATGAAACTTCTGTATATTTAGAACAAGGAAAACAGTATATCATCAGTGCAAAAACAGATGGTAATTTTACTAATTGGCACAACCCAGGAAGCGAAAGTGACAATATCACACTCTGGTTATTTTATTTATGGGATGTGTTTGACATTGTTTCTGATTCAAATACAGGTACTACAGGAACGCAGTTTACTTGGAATCGTCCGACAGGTACATATCATCTACGTGTAAATACATATCACAAAACAGCAATCAAATCTGTTTGGGAAGTGAAGATTGAAGAAGGGACAGTCAAAACAGATTGGACACCTTCAGTAGATGACGTACAAAATGAGATTGATTCCAAAGCCGATGATGTCCTAACACAAGCCCAACTCAACAGGCTGAATGAAATGAATTCTATTGTTAAAGCTGAACTTGCTGCTAAAGCCTCACTTGATACACTTGACCAGTGGAAGCAAGCCTATCAAGATTTCGTTAACGCAAACAACGCCAATCGTGCTCAAGCTGAAAAAGATTTAGCTGATGCAAGTGCTCGTGTAACTAAACTAGAAAACGACTTAAATGATATGTCAGAACGTTGGAATTTCATCGATAGCTACATGACTGCATCAAACGAGGGTCTTGTTGTGGGTAAAACGGATAATTCTAGTTCTATGTTGTTTAGTCCTAGCGGTCGTATCTCAATGTTCTCAGCTGGGCACGAGGTAATGTATATCTCGCAAGGTGTGATTCATATTGAAAATGGTATTTTCTCGAAAACTATCCAAATCGGACGATATCGTGAAGAGCAAGACGTTATTAACCCTGACAGAAATGTCATTCGATACGTAGGAGGTACATAATGGCTGAATTTTGGAGTAATAACGACCGTGGATATCGTATCCGTCTTTGGGTTGACCAAGTTGGTCAAGATATCCAAAACAATACAAGTCAAGTTAGACTGCGGTTAGCACTTTTAAATACGACAACTACTTTTTCTCAGTATTCATGTAGTGCTTTTGTCGAGTTTAATGGTCAACGATTGAATTGGTCAGGTTCTCCTAGCGTGCTAGGGTGGAATCAAACAATCCAATTGATAGACCAAACAATTACTGTTAGACATGCTGATGATGGTACTGGTATCTTCGGAGTAAACGCTCACTTTAATGGTTCTGGTGGATGGAGTCCTGGAAACCTAGACATAGGAAGCCAAACCATAACACTGACGACAATTCCAAGAGGGAGCACGGTGAGTGTTCCAGATGGGATTATCGGAAAACAAGTGGATATCACTATCAACCGAAAACTAGGTGGAGCTAAGCACACATTACGTTACTCATGGGGAGACAAACAAGGCGAAATCGCTAGCAACGTCGATACATCTTATAAGTGGGCAATACCTTGGGATTTTGCGGACAATATTCCAAACTCAACTAGTGGTCGAGGTACTATATACGTTGATACCTATATTAACGGTAAATTCATTCAGACACAGTCAACCGTCCTAACGGCAAGTGTTGATACAGCCAGTTTAAAACCTTCTTTTACAGGATTTACTTTGACAGACACAAATCCTACTTCTCAAAGGATAGTTCCTGGGCAAACGCACTTCGTATCCATCATGTCGCTCATTAAAGTTACATTTAATGGAGCTAAAACAAAGAATGGGGCTACAATAGCGGGATACTACGCTGAAATCGTTGGGGCAAATAACTCTGTCACAGAAAATGGCGGGGTATTGCGTGAGGTATCTGTAAGCAAGGATACTCAAATAACCTTAAGAGGAAGGGTCCAAGACAGTCGTGGGATTTGGTCTGATTGGATAGAGACGAAAATAACGTTTCTATTCTACTTTAGTCCAGCTCTAAGATTTGAGGTGAAGAGAAGCGATAAGAAGTTAGATATACTAACTATTAAGAGATTCGCCAAAATAGCACCACTGACTGTTAACGGCGTGCAGAAAAACACAATGAAGCTAACCTTTACTACACGAAAAGTCAATTCTGATAACGAAGTTTCTGACAATGGCCAAGCTGGTGGAAGTTGGTCTAGCATTTCTGAATTTAATGCATCTGACGCTAATCTTGGCAATCGTTATCCTGCTGATACATCGTATATAGTTACAGGTAAATTAGAAGATGAATTTACAAGCGCTTCATTCCAAGACACTGTTCCAACAGATGAAGTTATAATGACCTATGACCGACAAGGCGTTGGGATTGGTAAGTACCGAGAGCGTGGTGCTCTTGACGTGGCTGGCGACATCTACGCTAACAACAGTCAGATTCAGCAATATCAGCTAACCAGTAATAACGGCGCTCCGAAAAGATGGATAGACGATGCAAACAACTTAGATGAACCAGGGCAATATTCCCTTAGCTCATCAGCACCTGGAAATCCTGTTGAAAATTGGGGATACTTATTTCATTACAGCCCCAATGGAAAGAATACTGATGGATATAAAGAAGCCATTCAGACTTTCTGGAGTAATGATGGCAGGTTGTTTTTCAGGTATCACCGATGGTCAAAAATAGTTGACGATTGGGAGCCGTGGAAAGAATTTGCTAGGAATGATAATACTAACTTAATTAATACTGGCTGGCAATATGCAGGATATGAAAAGAGCTTCTACAAACGTGTTGGAGATGTGTTGACAATCCGTTATGATTTTGAAGGAAATGGTGGAGATGTTATGCTCGCTAATTTACCTACAGAAGTATTTAAAGCACCTCAATCCTATATGTTTACTATTTCTGGTTGGTCTATTTTTGCTGATACACAAGTCCATGTCCAAGTTGATGTGGGATCTGGAATGTTTAATGCTATGCAAACTAGAAATGGTATAGATTATAAAGGTCAAATCACAATAATGCTATAAAAGGAGATATAAAACATGAAATTTGAATACGAATCAAAGTCAAAAGAATATGACGCAAGCGGAGCGGCACACGCTACAAAAGTAGTTTTGAAAAACAGAGATGGAGCTTACGTACCCGTCTTTTTGCCAGTAGAAAAAATCGACTTGTCAAATACTGAATTGTTGAATGAAGCACTAGAGGTTATCTATCAGGAAAATTTCCCACAGCGTGCTGAGAATGAAAAATTTAATGAGCTTGACGAAAAGATCAAAAAATACAACGTTTTAAACGAAAAAGCCGCTGAAACCATCGCTAAGATGGAAGCGCAAATGACGAAACAGCAAGAGCAATCGAAGATAGCACAAGTAACGCTGATGAATATCATTAATAAATTTTATGAAAAAGGGATGCTAAAGGATGAAGACTTGGCTGAATTGTCTAGTGTTGACGTTGAAGAAGATTAAAAAAGAAATAGAAAGAGAAAAAGATATGATGGTTAAATTATTTGCTATTAACATTGTTGATGGGAGCTACCCATTTAAACGAGTTCCTAAAGTTTTGAAACCAAAAGTTAAAGAACAAATCGCTAAGATGGTTGAGGATGACGAGCTATTGGCTCAGCTCACAAAAGAATAGTCAGGAGTACGGTATGGTAAATCAAACCGAGCCTGATTTGATAAAATGGCTTATTGAGGTTATTCTCCCCATTTCCATTTCAAGTGCGAGTTTCTATTTTTCTAGTCAGTCACGCGCCTCTCGATTAGAACACAGAATCACTAAATTGGAGGTCGTCGACCATGAAATTGAAAAAATAATTGAAACCCACAATCAACGGCTTGACAAACATCAAGAAGAACAAAAAATAACTCTAGCTCTCGTCCAAAGAATGGACCATTTAAATGAAAATATTGGAGAGCTAAAAGGAAATATCGAAGAAGTTAAAAAATTAGTAGATCGAAACTTGAGAGGATGAACAATAAATGATTAATTTTAAATTACGATTACAAAACAAAGCTACACTAGTAGCTCTTATCTCAGCAGCATTCCTTATGCTGCAACAATTCGGGCTTAACATTCCGACCAACATTCAAGAGGGAGTAAATACCTTTGTGGGAATTTTGGTTATTCTTGGAATCGTGACAGACCCTACCACTAAGGGGATCGCAGACAGCGAACGAGCATTGAACTATGACGAACCACTAGACGATAAGGAAGGAAAATAGTATGAGCGTACAACAATCTATTGTAAATTGGTTTGTTAGCCATAGAGGCAAATTGACCTATTCAATGTATGGGTCACGCAATGGGGCGGACGGTACAGCAGACTGTTCTGGGTCAGTATCACAAGCCTTAAAAGAGGCAGGCATTCCTATCCAAGGGCTACCATCTACTGTCACTCTTGGTCAACAACTTGCCAAAAACGGCTTCTATCGTGTAAGTATCAATCAAGATTGGGAGGCATTAACAGGAGACATCATCTTGATGTCATGGGGTGCTGATATGTCATCTTCAGGCGGTGCAGGTGGTCACGTTGGGGTTATGATGGATAGTACCTACTTTATTAGTTGTGATTATTCAACTCAAGGAGCAGTAGGCCAAGCTATCAATACATACCCTTGGAACGACTACTATGCAGCTAATAAGCCAGCTTACATTGAAGTTTGGCGTTATTCTGACTCAGCACCACAAACGAATAACCAAGCCAATACAGCAGTATCGCCACAGCAGAAGGCTTACTATGAAGCTAATGAAGTCCAGTTTGTCAATGGCATTTATCAGATTAAATGTGATTATTTAAGTCCTATTGGGTTTACTTATTTTGAAAATGGGGTCCCTGTTGATATGATTAATTGGGTTGATAAAGACGGAAATGATATTCCTGATGGTGACTCTAAAGATTTTAAATCAGGTATGTTCTTCAGTTTTGAAGGATATGAAAACATTATCACAGATACTGGTGAAGGTGGTTATTATGGAGGTTATTATTGGAGGAAATTTGAATTTGGACAATACGGCACAGTTTGGTTATCTTGTTGGAACAAGGACGATTTGGTAAACTATTACCAATAGACCACGCAAACAATAAAATAAAAGGAGTATATCACCTCCCCTCACACTGCAATAGGGATATCATGGCAGTAGTGGTCAAAGCCTCAGCAATTTGCTGGGGCTTTTTTTGTTTGACTCATAAATAATAATTTGATAAAATGTAATTGGATAACCTAGATAAAACTTTATCTAGTGCAAAAGATAAAAGACTGATTATGTTCAGCGCCCTTGTGCGTTCGCAAGTGTATAAGGGAATATTTTGTTAGGGGTTAAGACCCCCTTTTGTTTTTTTGTGTTATAATATCTATGAAACGACAAACCCCTCACACCCTTTACGGGCAGATACGCTCTGACGCAGGGCTTTTTTTGTTTGATTTATTTCGTTACAAATGCTACTATATTAATGGATACAGTTAAAAGCTGAGTCTTCGATAAACTCTCTCTCACCCTGACTTGAATTAGTCAGGGTTTTCTTTTTTTTGCAAAAAAAATCTAAATTTCTTTATCATAAGTGTTGACAAACTATCATATATGATCTATAATGTATACATAAGATAAAGAGAGGGAATAAAAGATATGAAATCACAAGT